GCATATGGTCCTGCTGCAAGTATTAAAGATGGTGTTACTACTCTTAATGCACTAAGTGAAGCAGATTGTGCTGAATTTGAAGCAAGTAGAGAAAAAAAACCAGAGAGAGATTTGCAAAGATTGAGAGAAAAAAGAAATTCTATATTAGCTAAATCAGATTGGATGGCTAATTCTGATGTAACTATGTCAGATAAATGGAAAACATACAGACAAGAACTTAGGAATATAACAAAAACATATTCATCTCTGTATGAAGATGGATTTGAATTTCCCACTGAGCCGAGTTAAGGAGTAACAGATGACAAGAGCAGCAGACCTAGCACTAGGAAAAATAGCAGCACTTAAAACTGCCCTCATAGAGTTTACCGATGGTGACGATGCAATAGCAGTCGCTGATGCAGGAGTTGTGACATTACTTACCACAGCAGTAGCCAAGTCAGAAGGTGGTGCAGTTACAACTAATATTGCACAAGGGTTGGCTAAACATTGGGTAATTTTTCCTCCTAGTGCAACAGCAGACGATAGTTTTAATAATAGTGGTATCACCGACAATTCAGCAGGAGATTTTTCACTTGCAAGAACGACAAATTTAGGTAGTGCTAACTATTCTACTCAAATTAATGGAGATACTACTAATGGTAGCGATGCAGGTTTAACTTCCCATTTTGCTGATAATAGAAACCTAACATCATCAGTTACAAGATGTGTTTTTCTTAGGTCAACTGATTTTGCAGCCTATGATGCAGATGGAATGTGTGCAACAATACATGGAGACTTAGCATAAATGAAACTAGATATGAGACCTGAACTCAAAGTACAGCTAGAGTTAGATGCTCACGAGAAAGAATGTGCCATCCGTTATCAGGCAGTCAACGATAAACTAGAAGCACTAGACAAAAGAATGTGGCGAATAGAAGCTATGTCTATGGTAGGAACTTTAGGTGTAGTTGCTTTAGTAGTCGCAATAGTTATGAAATAGGAATATAATACATGGCAATGTTCAAAGGCTTTAAGCCACAAGGATTACAGAAGATAGCTACCAAGATGGGGTATGCAGGTCGGATGGAAGAGTTTGACAGATACTTAGAAGACAACCCTGAGAAGCAACGTGAGATGATTGTATTCCAATCTAAAGCACAAGAGATGGCTCGTGGTGGTGTGGTACGTAAAATGGCTGTAGGTGGTACAACACAGTCTGCTACACCAACAAATCCTACTGCTACTGGAGAAACAATAGGTGCTACTACAATACAAAGATTATATCAACCCGGAGTTCCTACTGGTGGTGTAACAGTAGCAAGTGCAGTACCTACAGCTTCTTCACAAGATGTTAATTCAAATCTAGGCTCAGTTAGTGGTAATGTAGCTATTCCAACAGCACTAGCAACAACTTCACAATCTAATGTTACTGAAGATAAAGCAGCTAACACTATGCAAGCTACACAGGCATCTACTGCTGTGGATACTGCATTAAGTGCTACACAGGCAGCTCAAATAAATGAGGATGACCCTAGAGCTAAAATTACAGCTGCTCAACAAACAGCTTCAAGTGTGGGTAGTTTAACTGCTGCTCAAGGTAATGCTACACTATTAGATAATCCAGTACAGAGACAAATACAGACAGGTGAATTAGTAACAGGTGCTGCTAATGCTGAAACTGCATCTGCTTATTCTGAACAAATACAAGCCGCAACAGCTACCCCAAGTTCACAGGCTACAGTACAAGGACAACTTGCTTCACTAACTGCAAACTTTGATGCAAGTAACCCTCCTTCATGGGCAGCTGGAACATTACGTGGTATTGAAGCACAGATGGCTTCTAGAGGTTTGGGTGCTTCTAGTATGGCAGGACAAGCATTAATACAGGGTGCATTAGAATCAGCATTACCATTAGCTCAAGCAGATGCTAGTATACAAGCTTCATTTGAACAGGCTAATTTATCTAACAGACAACAAAGAGCAATGCTCTCTGCACAACAACGTGCTACTTTTATAGGGCAAGAGTTTGACCAAGCCTTTCAAGCAAGAGTACAGAACGCAGCTAAGATTGGCGATGTAGCTAACTTGAATTTTACTGCTGAACAGAATATAGCATTAGAAAACTCTCGTGCTGCTAATACTGTAAATCTCAATAACCTATCTAATAAACAAGCTATAGTAATTGCTGAAGCATCTGCTCTTGCCAATATGGATTTATCTAACTTAAATAATAGACAACAGGCAGCTATTCAAAATGCACAGTCTTTTCTACAAACTGATATGGCTAATCTAGGCAATCAACAACAGACTGAATTGTTTAAGGCACAGTCAAGAGTGCAGTCAATGTTTACTGACCAAGCGGCTGAAAATGCTAGTAAACAATTTAATGCTACATCTCAATCACAGACTGACCAATTCTTTTCTAACTTAGGTAGTCAAGTTTCACAATTTAATGCTTCACAGTCTAATGCCCAAGCACAGTATAATGCAGGACAAGTAAACACTGTTGAAAGATTTAACTCTGAACTAAACAATCAACGTGACCAATTTAATGCTCAAAATGGTTTAGTTATAGCACAGAACAATGCTCAATGGAGAAGAGAACTTGCTACAGCAGATACTGCAGCAGTTAATCGTGCCAATGAATTAAATGCTAATGCTGTATTAGACATCTCTAATCAGGCTTATAATAATTTGTGGTCATACTATGGTGACACTATGGAATGGGCATGGACATCTGCCGAAAACTCTCAAGATAGAATAGCAGATATGGCTATAGCACAACTAGATGCTGAAACACGTAAAGAAGTACAAGCCGAATCTTCAGGTTCAGCCACAGGACAGGCTGTTGGTGGTTTAGTTGGTACAGTATTAGGAGCAGGTATACAACATGGATTTGGTAACTTATTCTGTTGGGTAGCTCGTGAAGTGTATGGTAAGGGAGACCCAAGGTGGTTTGTCTTTCGTATGTGGATTAAGTATGATGCCCCTAAGTGGTTTAAAGGTTTATATGGAAAACATGGTAAAACATATGCAAATTTTATATCTAATAAACCACCCCTTAAATGGGCTACTAAACAACTAATGGATTTGATTGTTGAGAAGAAAAGGAGTACAATATATGAGAGGGTATAATCCAGCTATCGTAGCTTATCGTAATTTAGATATTGATGTTATGCTAGGTAAGGAAAAGAAAGTTACAGCTAATACAGGTTTACTTGCACCTACAAAATCTAGAATGAACAAGAGTAAAAGTAAGAGTGACAATCCTTTGTATCGAGTAGCTAACCATGTAAAGATATTACGTGACAAAAGAAATGAGATTAAAAATGCTTAAAGAACAATCCTTTGATGCCCCTATCCCCGGAATGGCTATGACAGCAGAGTTAGGGGCTAGACCTTGGCAGTCACCACCTAAGTATGCAACTGTAGATGATGCTATTGAATACTATTTAGATAGGATGTCATCGGAAGACTTCTTAGACCAATTAACAGATGTTATGGAAATGGGTGTTCCTATCACAAGCATTGCTAATACAATGCAACTAGGTAACGTGATGGAAGGTATGCATAGTGTAGATGTTGGCATGTTAGTTCTGCCTGTATTAGTAGAAATGATGATGCTAGTAGGAGACAGTGCAGGTGTAGAATATGACAGTGGTTTGTCTAAGAGTGCTCCTATGAATGATAAAAGAACTAGGAATACACTTGTGGCTAAAACAGCACGTAAACTACAGATACAATTAAATGAAAAAGAAGGTAAGGAAAATAATGATGAGCCTATGATGGATAAACCTGATATGGAAGAAGAAGATGTAGAAGAAAAGACTATGGGTTTAATGGGTAGGAGAAAATAATGGGAATAAATATGGGTGCTGTCTTCGGTGGACTTGCTAAAAGTTTAGATGACAGGTTAAAAGATGACATGAGAAGAACTGGCGAACGTTCAGACCGAGTACGTGATTATCACATTACTAGGGCTTCATCTAAACAAGATAAATTTGATAAAGAACAGGATGAGTTGCAAGAGGTTCTTGAGAACTTGAGTAACTACATGGATAAATCAGGAGTTGAAATACCTGAAGGAATGACTAAAGCAGATTTCGCAGCACAGCTATACACATCAGGTGGTGGTACACTAAGCTCAGGTAAAAGTTTAGTTAAATCTTTGGC